AAACTCGCACCCCGCATCCCCCATCTATTCTCGGATGTGGTTCTAGCACATAAAGACGGAGCCAAATTCAATTGGTCTACAACAGCAGCCAACGTGGACCTCAAGGCTCGCACACTACCACTCGCGAACGATCTCGCCCCTTCCTTCATTCAAGTTGTTAACGGTTGGAAGAAACGAGAAGCTGCTATAACTGAATTACTCAACCAAAAGGAGAAACCAAACCAAATTACAGAACACCCAGTAAACACCTAACAACAACCAACTAAGGAAAACAAATGACAACCACATTTAACGCCGAACAATTCGAGCAAACTGTCGTCGATGGTGCGAACCAAACTTCGTTCGTTCCTATCCCGGAAGCTGACTATACCGCTTACGTGGAAGAATACAGCTTTCGTGAACTCCAGGTCCAAGGTGAGCAACGCATCATCTGCGCTGTGTCTTGGGTAATCCCTGACGAGGACTTGGCCAAAGAACTCTCCATGCAGGAGATCAAAGTCAAGCAAGATATCTGGCTGGACCTCACGGACGACGGCAACCTGGACTTTGGCACAAACAAGAATGTGCAGCTCGGTCGCTTGCGTCAAGCACTTGACTTGAATACACCGGGCTTCCAGTGGTCTGCACTGCAGGGCAAACAGGCTCTGATCTCCATTGCGCACACCCAGAAGAAAGACGATCCTTCTGTCGTGTACTCAAACGTAGTGAAGACCTCAAAGATTGAAGGCGTAACTATCTAAGCGTCGATAGTCTTAGTAGCGGGGGCGGCACCTTCTGCCTCCGCTACTCAACAGGAGATAAAAATGACAGACCTATCAGAAAAGCAGCAGGAAGCTGTACATAAAGCTTACGGATGGTACTACGATTTCAAGCAGGACCCCAAAGCTATTGCTCAAGTCTTCCAATTCACAGGCTATGCAGGCACAGGGAAAACAACCGCAATCAAATTTCTTACTGAACGTCTCGGTGACCTTCACATCGAGTACGCAGCCTTCACCGGTAAAGCTGCACGAGTAATCTCACGTGTCAACGAAGTAGATGCTCGGACAATCCATTCATTGATCTACCAGTACGTGCAACCAGACAAAGTTGAATGTGCTGCTCTCTACGATCAACTGCATGGGGATGATCCTTTACCCCCAGGAAATGAACGAGAGCGGATAGTGAAAGAATTAGAAGAAGCATCTTCTCCTCATTTTGCACTCAACGATCAAAGCGATCTTCATCATACCGATCTATTGATCCTCGATGAGGCCTCGATGGTGAACATGGAAATGCTCGATGATCTGAAATCTTTTGGTGTGCCAATCCTAGCTATTGGTGATCCCGGACAGTTACCACCTGTCAAGGGAGCCGGGGCGTTATTCATTGGAGAACCTGACGTGAAACTGGAAGAAATCTTTCGTCAAGCAGCTGAGAACCCTATCATTCAAGCCGTAACTAATGCCCGAAAGGGTATCCCTTGGCCTTACTCTTTGGATGATCAAGCAGATCGTCGCTTCGTTCACAAACGGTTTAGCTCTTATACCGACGAGACTTTCAAGCACACATGTCTTGGTGCTGATCAGGTACTCGTTGGGATGAACAAGACCCGGCAAGACCTCAACGTACGAATGCGTGGATGGAAAGGTTTCGATATAACCAATCCCTATCCCCAGGAAGGGGAGACCTTGTGCTGTTGGAAGAACGATAAGGAACGTGGGCTGTACAACGGGGATCAGTGTATTGTTGAAAAGGTAGGGGATGTTTACGAGGACTTCATTGAACTCTGGGTACGCCTAGACTGGAAGTCCGATGGTGAACCTATCCGAGTCCGTGCACTGCGCGCGCTGTTTGATCAATACTATGACAACAAATCTCTTGAGCGTGTACAATGGTTTATCCGTAAGCCACTGAATGAATTTGATTTCGGCTATGCACTCACAGTCCATAAAGCACAAGGTTCTCAATGGGACAAAGTGCTGTTCATGGATGATGGTATGCTCAAGGGTTGGAGAAACAAAGTTATCCAACGCCGACAACTAGTCTACACCGCCGGGACACGTGCGGCTGAAAAATTAATCGTTTACTCGTAAGGAAAACCCAATGCCTAATATGCTCGTTGACTCTCTGATCGTTAAAGATCGGCAGCGAAAAGAATTTGATCCAAAAGCAATGGAGGAACTCAAGAATGATATCGTTCTCAATGGTTTGCTCCATGCCGTGGTAGTCAATACACTTCCTGACTCTGATATGCATCCCGAAACTTGGTCACAACTTATAGCAGGTGAACGCAGATTACGCTGCGTAACAGCATTGGCCGAGGAAGGTATTCACATCAAGTACGGAGACAAGATCATCCCCGTCGGTGAAATCCCTGTGAATGAATACTTCAATCTCACTGAACTTCAATGTCAAGAAGTGGAGCTAAGCGAGAACATCAAACGTCGAGACCTCACATGGCAAGAACTATCCGCAGCCTCGGCTATGCTACACAAGATGCGCCAGGGTGAGAACCCAAAGCAAACTTATGCTGATACCGCGAAAGAAATCAAGACTGCTCAAGGCGATCCGACCGAACCTTCTGGTCATGAGCGTACCGCTATTCGGGAAGCAGAAATTCTCTCCGGGTTCGAAGATGATAAAGATGTGATGGGAGCTAAGGACAGAGCTACGGCAATGAAGATTGCCAAGCGAAAGATGGAACAAGAATTCAATGATGCTCTGGATACAGAAGGTATGTTCAATGCATTGCAGGTAGAAGATGGGGAGATGCTGGAAATTACTCAATCCCGGCATCGTCTGTATCCTGTGTCAATGGAGTGGGCAACGGAAGTGATCGACCCTGGCACTGTGGATGTGATGATCTTTGATCCTCCATATGGAATTGGAGTTGAAAACTTTGGCGGGGCGCAACATCTGAAACATGAATATGCGGAAACGGATTACGAGTATCTTTATGACATGGCTATCCAGCAAGCAGGGGAGATTACCAAAGCTGCTGCTCATATGTACATCTTCTGTGACTTCGAGTTCTGTATTCCATTACGAAGCATGTTGGAGCATCACGGTTGGTCTGTTCACCGCACACCTATCATCTGGGACAAAGGCCCACGTGGGCATCTGACTTCAGGTGGTACCCTAGGTTGGCGTCGGTCCTCAGAGTATGTGATCTTTGCCACACGAGGTGGGAAACAGAACACCGGATTGTTATCTGATGTGTTGCGTATTGTGGATGGGAGTGAAAAGTTCCATGCCGCACAGAAACCAGTGGAGCTGTATGAACTATTCATGGGGCATTCAGCTGATCCGGGCGACGTGGTATGCGATCTATTCGCTGGGTCTGGTGTAGTCTTCGAAGCAGCAGAGAATATGAATATGACTGCTATTGGATTTGAGATAGATCAAGACGCGGTTGGTATGATTGGCTCCCGTCGTGACGTGTTCCCGCAGAAGATGGATAAGGTGAAGAGATGACTGAATTTGAAGCCCACCAAAAATACTGCCCTATGGGAGTGACACATATAGACTCTTATATTCGTTGTGAAGCCAGCTTATGCATGGCATGGAGGTGGTCAATGAAAATAGACCTTAGTCCAGGGGAAACAATAGGAAAAGTACTTCCCCCTACAGAAGGTTATTGTGGTCTAGCAGGAAAACCGTACAATGCTAGATGACCCCAAAATCCTGATCATCGGTGAGTATCCTTCTGCTGAGGAAGAACGTCGATCACGTCCGTTCACCTCTGAGTCAGGTATGGCATTTCGTACCATGCTTAAGAAAGCTGGGATACCTATTACATCCTGTCGCTTTGTGAACGTGGCTAAGGATCATCCATTACGGAATGAAATGATTGAGTTCTTTTATCCAACCGCTGACTCCAAGGATAAAACTTCTCAATGGGGATTATTTCCAGTATCTAAAATGCAGACATGGCTTCTGGACCTGGAAGCCTACATTGCAGAATGGCAGCCCGACTTCATCATCGCGGCAGGTAGCTATGCACTCTGGGCTTTGTATGGTATGACCGGAGAGATTAAAATTGGGAACCATAAGAAGCACAAGGTACCCACCGGGATTAATAACTGGCGGGGGTCACATCTGTTTACCACGATCGGAGGTAAGACCTACCCCCTTCTCCCTGTCTTAGATCAGAACCTAACCCATCGAGTGTACAACTGGAACTACAAAACCCAACATGATCTGCGGGTGAGGTATTCGCAATGGAAAGAAGGGAATTGGCTGGAACCGGCAACGAAGTTCCACATTCGCCCTAGTTTTCAGCAAGCGAAAGAACACCTATTAGATCTTCGCTGTGACCTTGATCTGGCCTTACAACAAGTAACTCAATACAAAATAGCTTGCGATGTAGAAACCTTTGCAGGTCATATCACATGCATTGGTTTTGCTTGGTCAGCTACGGATGCCTTCTGTCTCCCGCTCCTTTGTAAGGGTCAAGGCGAAGCAATCATGGACCCCTATTGGAATGAAGCTGAAGAATTAGCCCTTGTCGATCTGATGCGAGTGATCTTCACACACCCCGCATTGAAACTCTCCGGACAGAACTTTCTTTACGACGCCCAGCACATAGCCTTCTCGTGGCAGGTGGTACCTTACATTGCCGAAGATACAATGATCCAGCAACATCTAATCTTTCCCGGCACAGAACTAAACCTCGCCATGCTTTCTTCCATGTATTGCGGCTGGCATCGGTATTGGAAAGAAGATGGAAAGTTCTGGAAGAAAGATGATGTAGAGGAAGAGGAGTATTGGATATACAATTGCCGCGACTGCATCGTGACGTATGAAGTAGGGGACAAGATTGCTGAGAGCATTAAGTATTACAACCAAGAGGAACAATGGGAATTCCAAATCGCACAGCTGCAAGAAATCTTAGTCATGATGCTCCGGGGGGTAAACATTGACCAAGAAGTCAAGCACATAATGAAGCATGAACTTGATGCAGTGACTGAGAAATACGAAGAGAACCTTCGAGACTTGCTCCCCGAAGATGTCTACGAGCAGCCTCCAAAGGTAGCACCGTGGTATCGGAGTACCGTGCAGCAGACTACGATCTTCACTGAAATCTTTGGAATGAAACGATACTTCAACAGGAAAAAGAAAGCTTACACTATGGACGGTCCGGCGCTGGCAGAGTACGCCCGACGAGAACCATTGCTTGCTGAACTCTGCAACACGTTAATCGAATACAACAGTTTAACTACCTTCAAAACTTTCACCGAGATGAAGCTGGGACCGGATCAACGAATGCGCTCCAGCTACGCACCTACTACTATCACCTACCGCTGGCGTTCAAGTGCAGATGCATTCGGAGCTGGCGGCAACCTTCAAAACTTATCAAAGGGAAATGAATAATGACCAGGAAAAGTAAAAATCCAAGATTGAAAAAGGGAGTTTTACCTGCTTTTCTGGCAGAAGAAATACCTGTGAATGCCGCAGAAAAACAAGTAGCAGATACGATACCCAATTTTTTTAACTGAAGCTAAGGAACACTACATGACACACGATCGCAGAGAAGCACAACGCGAGATACTCGCAAAGCAAACACAGGAAGCTGATCCTGATTTCCACGAGCGTACTATCATGCAGATGGAACAAGATTTTACGGAGGATACTCCAACTGATCATGATCCAGTGAACCATCCTTTCCACTACACCAACCACCCATCCGGTGTGGAGTGCATTGACATTACCGAACACATGGGTTTCAATCTGGGCAACGCGGTGAAATATATTTGGCGGAATGACTTGAAATCTGCAGTGATTGGTGACGTAGAAGACCTTCGTAAAGCCCAATGGTATCTTGAACGTGAAATCAAACGCCGGAAGGGTGTAAGCTATGCTCGATGAAATCAAAGTTCTCGACCATGGCTATGTCCGTCCTATTGTCCCAGGGGTTATCCAACTTTTCGACACAGAGGATTAACCAATGGTCGCCCAAATCCCCCTTCCAAACATCCGGCGGCAATTCATCCCGGACCCAGGCTACACCATAGTAGACATGGACCTATCTGGAGCTGATGCTCAAGTCGTAGCCTGGGAAGCCGACGATGAAGAAATGAAACAAGCATTCCGCGATGGAATTAAAATCCACGTGTTCAATGCTCGCACAATGTTCGAGGAATATGCAGATGCCTCAACCTCCGCAATTAAAAACAGTCCTGTTTATGGCCAGGTCAAAATCATCTGTCATGCTACGAACTACGTTGGCTCTGCCCCGACCATCGCTACCAATGTGGGTTGGCCTATCACCTCTGTTCAAGACTTTCAAGACAAATGGTTCGTCAAGCATCCGGGTATTCTTGAATGGCACAGACGTGTCGATAGACATTTGGACGGTAGCGAGTGCTGGAACTGCAACTACGTCCCCGACCCTCAGACGTTCTGTCCACGTTGTAACGTTCCCCTCGGGCACCATGTTAAGAACGCTTTCGGATACCGAGTTCGGTACTTTGACCGCATTGAACGGTTACTCCCAGAGGCTGTGGCATGGATACCGCAGTCCACAGTGGCCATTGTCACCCAACGAGGCTTGTTGATTTTAACTAAAGAGTTTCCTGAAGTTCAAGTTTTAATGCAAGTTCATGACAGCCTTGTGTTT